CCCCCGCCACTCCATACATAGAAGCAACGAGAGTCTTAGCGGCGAACTGCATACAATCCCACTTTGCCCGCTTTTTACCTTCGCTCATAAGCATTTTTAACTTAAAGGTATTTCTAAGTTCAGTCATCTTATCCATCTGTCGAACCAACAAACCCTTCTGACCCTGCCGGAACTTAGTTCCGTTCCCACAGTCATGTCCGTTTTCATCTAACGAATCCCATGAGATATTGTATTTATCTGCGTTGCTGTGATACATGGCTCTAATATCTAAGATACCTACATTATCATACACGCCCGCATTCACATCTAAGATGTCTGCACCTTCGTAATCCACCTTATCGAACTGTGGTTTCGATGGGATTCTTCGGTCGAAGTCGGGGTCTGTTAAGACCAATTGTGTAAACATCTGTGTGATAAACGGTGTTGAACGAATATCACATTGAACGATATGTTGTAGCGATGTGTAGTAGTCGAGAGCATTCACGGCCTCATCTAATTTGGGCAGCAGCCTAACATCTTGACGGCAGTAGTGGATATACAGCGGCTTATCTTCAAACCATGTATCGTGTCCGTGTTCCAACTCGACTTTCTTTTCCCCTAATATTTCGTAGGCTACATCATCGAGTTTGTATGACGGTAGTTTTCCGTTCTTCAATTCCCATAGTTTAGCAACGGCTATCATCAAATCTATACAATTACGACCAACAATAGGTTGCGACCAATCTTTGTATTCGTATCGTATCTTACGCATAGGGGATAGAGAATACTCGGACAGATGATTAGCACGACATCTCTCTATAATTGTCTTAACATCTGCGCCGACTACATACCATCCGGTGATGATGTCGGGGTCGCAAGCCTTGATATGACGCAAGAAATGGATAAGCATAGATTTCTCAGTAGGGAAAGCCATAGCGGGTGTTTCATATTCAAAATCACCGAAGGTCTTGAACGGCACACCCTTACCGTCTTTTTCTTCTTCTATGTTGTGATGCACAAACCACACATATTCTTTTTGGTTAAAGTTATCATAGACTACAATACACCGTAGTTTTCCTGTTGAGGGCGACCACTCGGCATCAAGATACCATGTGCGGTGTTTGTAGTTCTCAAAGCGTGGGTTGCCCTCGTTGATGTAGTCGGCCAATACTTGATTAACATAGGGTAAATTGCCTTCCCATGTCTGTTCTCGCTTTGCTATCTGTTTTACGTCATAATCAGAAGTGCAAGTAATTTTAGATAGTTCTTCGCCGTAAAGTCCGGTGTAGCCATGTTCAACGGCTACTCCTTCGGCGGCATACTCGGCATCCTCAGTCCTAACAAAACAATACGGCCAATGGCCCGTAATACTTTTCTCGTATCTTTTACCAGCATTATCACGACCTCTAACGATAACAGTTCTGCCCTTGCTTTCAATTATCATCGCTAACCACTTCAAATACTTTTAGAATAATGTTATTACACTTTTCGCATTCGTAAATGTCGCCTTCTGCTATACTATCAACAAACAGCCATGAGAAGCGAGCGCCGCAATTGGCGCAATCTTCTGTCGGTGGTGTGTATTGCCCCATAGTATCACTCACACCACATTAAATATTACATCTTCCATAAACGGCATCAAGTGCGGTGTAGTGAAGATAGTTCCCGAAATCATGTGTATGTCGTAATCGTTTTCTTTCTTCGTTACGGCTACAACTTCGTTTATGTCTAAGTAAGTTAAACCACTTTCGGTCTGCACCCTTCGCCAACTTCTGTCTGCTTTCATACTTATGCCTCAAAGATTACGGTTATAAATGTGATGCTTGAAAGATGTAGTCACCATCTCCGAGCGTGATTAGCATAGGGTAGCCCATACCTGCTTCTGTGAAATCCCAAACATGGATGCCTATGTCGCTGTTTAGGTGTTGAAAGATATGCTCAAGGCCGCCACCATAAGTAGCACAAAATCCATAGTCAGTATTACAATGTATGTCCTTTATCATCGTGTGTGTCTTACCCTTTAGTTCACCACCGACTCTTATTTCCAAATCGGCAGGTGAGTCAAACAACACTTCGTATTTGTTGAACTTCTGTCCGTTCATAGAGTCGCACCGGAATGCCTCGTAAAGAGCGGTAGTGCCTATGTCGGAAAAGTTCCATGTTGTTTTTATCATATTACCGTCGTTAGTAGTGTAGGTCAAATTATCAACACTTATTTTTTCCGCAAGAGTATTAGACTTCTCAGCCCATTGTGCAATTGTTGATGGGGTGTGAGGGAAAGCCTTAGCCTCTTTACTCGCGGATAGTGTAGTCTGTTTGTTAGACGATTTGAACCTAATCTTATCCTGTGAAGGAGTCATAGTCAAGACTCCACCATGATACTTCAAGACACCTAATGTTGTGTCTATGTCGGTGATGACGACTTCGCCTTGACCTGCACAGGGAATAGATAACCGCATCAACGAAGACACGCCATCCTTTACCAAAGAGCAGAATGAGAGGCGACCCCCACTTGCTTTTAAGATAACACTATACAGTTGCGCGTGGCTTGAGCCGTCAATTGTATGCTTGCGTTGAGCAAGCGTGAGAAGCCATCTCAATGAATCAGTATCAACAGTAATCACTTCAACCACTCAAGACCAACGAACTCAAACTTTCCATCCTTGATTCGTGCGATGTCGTGAATAGAGCCAACCTTTTCGATGTGTTCTCCCTTCATCTCCTCAATCTTTGCTCGGACAACCCACTCGTCATCCTTGAGGTTTCTATCGCCTTCGACACCTGCGGCTAAGTCAGCCTTCTTTTGGTATCGTGATAAGAATATCTGCTGCGAGAACTTTCTCATAGTTCCCTTCTCCCACTCCGGCCTGTGGCCGACAGTCATTAGAACCTTCTTACCTGTGCCGTCATCCAAATACTCGGACACGGCCTTTAGGTGGAAAGTGAAATACACCTTAGCCACATTGAGGCTATGTAGGCGGGTCAAGACATTACGATAAAGTCTGTTGCGCTCTCTCCATTCTTTCTGATTGAATGTGCCGTCTTCGGTTTCAATAATACCGCGTGATAATAGCGAAGCACGCATAGCGTGTTCGCACCACTTTAGGAAAGTCGAACCACCGTCAAAGATGATACCGCCGATTGAATCGGGGTCTTCATTGACTTTATCAGCAAGTATATTTACATACCATGAGGTCTTATCAAGCAGGGCTTTGTAATCCACATTGTTATCTTCATCGAAGATAGAATCATCGGTTTCATCGTGTAGTGGTAGCACTACGATGTTAGGGTTGTTTGGATAAACAACATCAACGGTTGATTTGGCCGAGTTATCTATATCGAAAAGATAAATGGTTTTACCCGCATTGATTTCTTCTTCTAACAACGACAGGGCAAGTCCGGTTTTGAGGGTATTCTCATGCCCGACAAAAGCCATGCGGTGTCGAATAGTATTCACACGGTTATTATCAAACAGATTCCGATAGTAGTTCTCATCGAACTGCATCTTCGGTTCTGCGGTCTTTGTTTCTGCCTTCTGCTGTGGTGCTTGTGTTCCCCAACTCATATTATTCCCTCATCTATTACGGATATAAACTAATCGCTCGGTGCGATGATAGCCGCATCGGTCATCAAGACTAATGCCGCGATTGATACTGCGCTCTCAAGGCTGTTCAAGACTACCTGCATAGGGTCAAGCACTCCATCCTCTTGAGCATCGCGTATCTGTCCGGTAATACCACAGACATAAGCCACTTTATTAACACCGATAGGGGTTTTGTCTAAACCAGCATTAGACACGATAGTTTCAAGCGGTGTTTTCAATGCCGCCCTAAACAGGTCTGCTACATCTCCTTCTTCATCGAGTTCGTCAGCCGCTCGATATAATGTTGCGCCTCCGCCGATGACTACACCGGAACTAAGAGCGAGTTTGCACGCATTAACTGCGTCATCAACCCTCTCTTTAGTTTCAACCTGTTCTATTTCGGAAGCACCTCCAACATAAATTGTGGAGATGCCCTTACCGAGTCTTTTGGCTCGGTTATGATACTGTTCAGCGAGCCAATCGTTCTCGGCCTCGTCTTCAAGTTGAGTTAGTTCGTCTATATATTCTCCTAATTCATCTGTTTCTTTTATGCTAAGAATAGTATTGGTCTGAGAGGACACAAACTTTTCACACGAACCCAAATCATTAGAAGTTATATTTACGATAGATTCATTGAGAGACATCTTGAATAGTTTAGCACCCGTAGCCGCCGCCACATCTTCAAGCCATGATTGCTGTTGTTCGGGCATACCTGCGGGCTTAATCATACATACAGATACCTTGCCTTGAACTATATTTACCAAAAGATTCTGCAACATCTGTCCGTTGAAATCGGAACAGAAGACAACCAAAGGCTTGTTCTGCTTTACTGCGGCCTCAAGTGCCGGAACTAAAGCATTGAATGTGGATATCTTTTCTGTGGTGGTTAGAACCATAGGATTATCGAACTCACACTTAGCGCGTGGCGCGTTAGCCATCAATGCGTGTGCGTAGCCCGCGTTCATCTCAAAACCACTTGCTCTCTTAACATAGGTTTCGTTTGTAGGCGACTTTTCGATTGTTATACCGTGTCCTCTCTTAACGACACCCGCAATCAACTCTCCGAGTTCC